TTACGCTTTTTTACGAAAAACTTCACTTTCCATTAAATCGATTACTTTATCTTTACCCTCATCGGTGCCAGCGTTATATTGATCGGTCATACTAATATTTTTGTGACCAAGATAATTAGAAACGTCACGCGGATTTAATTCACCGCGCATTTCGTTAGCAAATGTGGCAAAAGCATGACGGAATAGGTGAGGGTAGACGTGAACCCCTGTTGCCTTACTAACATCGCGATAAAGATAAGTTAAACGTGAGTAATCATATGGCCGCGCTTTTTCCGATACAAAAATAAAATCATCTGGGCTAGGTAGCCTGTTATTATTTTTATATCTAAGCCTTGAAATTCGTAGTGCTTCACGTAAAACAGCTGCGCATGATGGAAATACTTTGATTCTACGTACCGAATAAACATTCTTGGTAGATTTACCCTGTGGAGCGTTTTGCGTCCTAGCGCGCGTTATATGGAGATACATAGTACCATCTGATTTTTCTTCTACAGATTTAAACATAACACCCATAACTTCGCCGTGACGCATCCCCATTGTTGGCAGTAGAAACATAGCAAGCTTAATACCATTAAGGTTGTCAGTAGCCCAGCTCAGAACTTTATTATATTCAGCATGTGATATTTGCTTGCTGCGGGCCTGCTTTTGGCTACGCAATTCAATTTGCTTTAGGGGATTGCTAATTAAGATACCATTATAAATGGCATCATTTATTAAGGCTGATAAAGCCTTATGAATATTTCCGAGCATAGCCTTAGAATATTTTGGAGTGCTGTCTTCTTTTTTAGTATTGCGTAATTCGTTCAGATAAGCTCTGTAAGACATTCTATTAACCTCACGTAACTTTGTATTACCAAAACGCGGCAAGATGTGTAGGCGAAATACTCGCTCCATCTGGGCAGTACTATCAGCCGTCCAGTCTCCAGACCCTATTTTTTCTTTATAATAAAGTCGCCAATAAGATTTAACGGTGAACTTAGTCGGATCAGTTATATTTAAATCATTGGCCTCAGATATCTGCTTATTTAGCCAAGTCTCAGCCTCCTTAATTGTACTAAAACCATTCTTGACGAAATCTAAAACTTGTCCATTGATCGTTTTCTTTTGACGTGCACGGTACAATTTGTTTTTGTCATTATGATAATAATAAATATGAGGGTGTCCTTTTACTGATATATATTTTGTTTTCATGATAATCCTCTCTACCTGGGCGGGATTAAAGGATCTTGCATCATCACCTTCTTTACGTTAAAATTATGTATGAAAAGAGACCACACTATGCGTGCGTTGAATTTAGTTGTGGCACATCCCATTTACTTTGGTCGGTAGGGGATGTGCTTTTTTTATTTAATTTGCATAACGATTATTAATCTGTTTAGACGGCAACAGTGTCATGACAAAAATCACAATATTGCCAATCGAAGGTAAGAGTAATAAAAATAGAAAGGCACCAGAAATTCCAACATCATGTAGCCGCCGTATATCAGCTGTAATTGATGCAATAACCCACCAAACGCCTAATACTAGCGTTAAAATAATTAATAAGATAGTTAGAATGCTACTAATTGCATTTGAGACGGTTTGAACTTGCATAATTGCAGTAATCCAAATTAAAGAAAGCGTAAGACCGACTACTGCCGCTGTAAGTCTAGCCCACCAGTAGTCTGCACGCCCAAGTCGCTTAGACACATGAAAAGTGTCCTTGAAAAAAAGCACTATTGAATTAATTGGATCAGGATTTTTATTTTCGTTGTAAGGCTTATCTATAATTGCTTGTTGCTTAGTCGAATTTTCCTGTGTAGAATCCGATTTTAATTGAACACCACAGTTTGGACAATAATCAGATGCTGCTGGTATTTTTTTACCACAATTTGAGCAAAATTTTGTGGCTACTTGATCAATATTTAAAACTTCCTGTCCACACTTAGGACAAAATTCAACGTTTTCATCTAATTTATTTCCACATTTTTGACAGTAATTCATAATTTACTCACTCCCTAACGGCCTAGATATTACCTAGTTTTGATATAAAAGCTATCCCCATAAATCCAGAAACAATAAAATAAGTCATTAATATCATCGCAATAATTGTTAAAATAACACCCAAAGATTTTTTGTTATTATGATATGCAAAAATGCCAGCAAACATAGCAATAGCAGAAAAGTATGAGCGATATGGGATACTAGGAATTAATGATAAAATGATGGCAATTCCGGCTATAATATTTAGTATTAAGCCTACGTTACTATTAGATTTAGTTTTGCCCAATTGTATTACCCTCCAAAGTGATATAATATTTTTGTGATCGTATCACTCTATTACCTCATTCCGTTGCAGCGGAGTGGGGCTTTTTTATAGGACAACTGTATAAACAACAACTTTTCCAATAATACGTACGTTTTCAGCATCTTCGTAACGGTAAGTTATTGGTTCAAAATTTGGATTTGAAGAATCAGGAGAAAAGGTTATTATTTTTGCGTCCTTGTTATCGTAATAGCGTTTGACAGAGTAGCTGCCATCTTCGCTAAAAACAACAATATCGCCGTTGTTAATGCCATCAAGGCCAGTGAGCTTAATTGCCATTAATGAACCGTCTGGGATGACATGGTTCATAGAATCCCCATTAACGTACATAACAGCAATATCTTTGTCACCTGCATACTTTCTCATAATGGCATCTGAAAGTTCAATGTGTTCAACGTCACGATGCATGAGTGGGTCAACAGACGTAAGCGCTCCGGCAGCAATATGGGCTGGCAGAAAAGCATATGTATGACTGTTAGTGTTTTGCAGATTATCAATTGGTGATACGCCAAGCAAGTCCTCAGAAGTGGTACCAAGTGCTTTAGCAAAATCATCGGCCTTATTTAACGGGAATTGACGGGTGAAGCTAAAATATCTTGAAACTGTTGATTTAGCAACGCCAGCTTTATCAGCAAGCTGATTAAGTGACAATTTTCGACGTTTAAGTAAAACTCTCATATAATCAATTATTTCCTTGTTTGATCTCATAAAATCACCTCATTTCATGTTTGTACCTATAGTATATCACTGTTCCCTCTATGGAACAATATGTATGGATAAAATAGTCTATTTTCTTTTTATAAGAAAAAACGTTGCTTTTTGGGATAGGCGGGTGTATATTTAAAGTGTTCCCAAAAGGAAACGAAAGGAAGTGAAAAATATGAGCGTTAATTTAAAACGAATTAAAGGCGAAAGAACTGCTCAGGGACTGACACAACGCGAAATGGCAACACGCTTAGGCTGGACTCGCGGAATGTATGCTAAACGTGAAGCAGGATTTGTGCAGCTTGGTGCTGATGATTTAGCGAAAATTGCTGAAGCTTTAGGATATGACCCTGATAAAATTGGTATTTTTTTTAAGCCGAGTGTTCCCAAATGGGATTAGAAATTGAAATACGGCTTGATATTAAAGAATAGGAGGAAAAATAGCATGAATAAATTACAGGAATTCAGTAATGGATTAATTAAGTTACCTGTTCAAGTAACAGAAAACGGTGATATTCAATTTAATGCTGAGCAAGCAGCAATTGGATTAGGTTTAATTCAATCTAAAAATAAAAAAATCTATGTACGATGGGAAACCGTTAGCAAATATCTTTCCCAGAAAGTTGGGAAAAATGATTTCATCACTGAACCACAGTTCTATAAATTAGCAATTAAAGCAAATAACGAAACTGCTGAAAAATTTCAAGACTGGGTCACTAGTGAGGTTTTACCGTCAATTCGCAAGCACGGCGCCTATATGACACCAGAGAAGATTGAAGAAGCTTTGCTTAATCCAGATACGATTATCAATTTAGCTAAACAGCTTAAGTCTGAACGCGAAGGCCGCTTAATTGCTGAACAACAGGTCAATGAGTTACAACCTAAAGCTACTTATTATGATCTGATTTTACGTAATAAGACTTTGCTGTCTATCACTAAAATCGCAAAAGATTATGGCTTAAGTGGAACAGCAATGAATAAGAAACTGCATCAACTAGGAGTGCAATTCAAGCAAGGTAAAACTTGGCTTCTGTATCAGAAATATGCTGATAAGGGCTATACACAGAGTCAAACGTTTGTTGATGATACTGACACATCACGCATGAGTACGTATTGGACACAGGCTGGACGAATATTCATCTACGAACTATTGAAGCAAAACGGCATCTTACCATTGATAGAGCAAGAAAATATTGCGTAAGTGAGGCGATAATTTTGAACATCGGATTGGATCCAGAATCAACACATTCCATTCTGGAAAAAATTGCAAATAAGTTTATCGATTTGCTAATGCCACTCATTAAAGAACGCCTTGAGCAAGACGAGTTGATGACGAGGGAAGAACTTAGCAAAAAAATATTGCGTTGTGATCCAGACACAGCAGATAAGCGTTACTTAAGTAAGCCCGGTTTCCCGTACATGCAGCCGAGCAAACGTAAGATTTATTCCAAAAAGGCGGTCCAAAAATGGATTGCCGAAAATCAAATTTATAATTAAAAATCCTGGGCGGGATGAAACTAGAAAGGAAGTAATCGCATGGTTTGGACGGTTAACGTATCAAGTTTTACGTTTGGAATTTTGGCCGGTGTAGTTATTACAGCTTTAATTTACGGCTTAATTAAGCATAGAAAGGACTTGTTCGGGATTTGAATAAGGCAGGTGATTTAGAAAGTAGGCATGACCGGCACTCAATTTATATCTCAATGTACAACGGCTTGCACTGGTATTTAGTGAGTTTTGTTAATACAGCGGTGCCGGTTTCAATTGTTATGAATTTTGCTGGTCGATTTATAAACAAACAAAAAAGCCGCTAATGGCTGCAACCATTAAGCGACCAAGAGGCTCTATATGCAACCTCATTTTAACATAAACGGAGGTAAAAAAATGAAATCACTTTATGAACTAACTGGCGCTTATCAGCAATTAATCGATTTAGCTGATGAAAACGATCCAGAAGTAGTCGAAGACACCATGCAGTCAATCAATGATGCAATTGAAGATAAAGCAATTGGCTACGCTAAGGTTATTAAATCGATTGACGCAGACATAAATGAACTTAAAGAGGAATCAAACAGGTTAAACGATCGAGCTAGTCGATTATTAAATACTAAAAAACGGCTACAAGACAATTTAATGGCTGCTTTTAAGTTAACTGGTACCAGTAAAGTTAAGTCACCATTATTTACAGTATCCGTTAGAAATAATGCCCCAAGCGTTGTTGTTAATGATGGGTTAAAAATTCCTGTTGACTATTATGTTGAGCATCCAATGACTATTAGTAAGCAAAAGATTAAAGATGCCATTAAAAAAGGTAAAGAAGTTCCTGGAGCCGAATTGACTAGGACAAAGTCGCTGTCAATCAGATGAAAATTCTTCATGATTATCAGCTAGAAACTATTCAGAAAATTACTGAATCAATCCACAATGGTCATCATTCAATAATTGTTCAACAGCCGCCGAGAACTGGCAAAACAGTTATCATGGCTGAAATAGCCAGACGAGCTACTGCAAAAGGAAATCGAATTTTATTTATTGTCCATCGAAAAGAATTGGTTGATCAAGCTAGAGAAACATTTATTGATCAAGGTGTAAATATTAATTTAGCACAAATAGGGATGGTGCAAACAATTACCCGTCATGTCGCTGATTTAAAGCAGCCAAGTATTATTTTTATTGATGAGGCGCACCATTCTTTAGCCAAATCATATCAACGTATTCTAACGGCATTTCCGAAAGCAATTAAATTACTGTTTACAGCAACACCATGGCGTATGAGTGGTGAGGGTTTTGAAACGGTGGCTGATAAATTAATGGTCGGTAAATCAATTGATTGGTTAATCAAGCAAGGCTATCTAGCGCCAATTGATTACTACGCGCCAAAACAAATAGATACGAGCAAGCTAAAGCTTAAAAGCACCGGCGAATTTACTGATAAAAGTATTGAGCAGGCCATTAAACCAAAAATATATGGGAATGCAGTTAAGACTTACTTAAAGTTAGCAAAATGTAAACAGGCTATTGCTTATACCTATAACGTGGAAAGTGCAAAAAAGTTAGCTAAAGCATTTTGTGAAGCTGGCGTTAAAGCTAAGGCTGTTTCAGGAAAAACGCCAAAGAACAAACGTGATCAGATTATCAAGGCTTATCGTAATGGTGAAATTGATATTGTCACTAATGCGGAATTATTTACAGAAGGATTGGATTTACCCAATGTCGATTGTGTCATTATGTTACGGCCAACCAAATCATTATCATTGTTCCTACAATTTTCGATGCGGGCGATGAACCCGCGCAAAGGAAAAACGGCAATCATAATTGACCACGTTGGCAATGTTGAAAGATTTGGGTTACCGACCGCAGAACGACAATGGTCATTAACAGGTAGTGATAAAAAAACACGGCAAAAGCAAGCAGGAGCAATGATCAAAGGAGTCACGGTTTGTGAAAACTGTTTTGCCACGTTTTATCGTACTGGAGATACTTGTCCGTTTTGTGGTGCCAGCTTAACAGAAGAGATGCAATTGGATGTTGATGAAAAGGCAGAATTAGTCAAAATTGCGGCCAAACACCGAGTAGAACTAGCAAAAAGAATTATGTCGGACGTAGTCACGCAAAATGTGGCTGGAAAAGCGCCGGCAGAATTAAAATCCATGAAAGAAATTATCGCCTACGGAAAAATACACGATTATAAGCCGGGATGGGCGTTCTTCTATGGCAAGAAAAGAGGACTTTTAAAATGAGTGTTTTACCGAAAAATGAACCACAAGTACCAATTGATACGCCGCGAAATTATTTTATTTTCGGCGCCACAATGTCAGGCAAAAGTTATTTGGCCGAACGTTTCCCAAATCCATTGTTTTTAAATACGGATGGCAACGCAAAAGCTAACAAAGCACCGTCAATTCAATTAACTAATGTTCGTAACCCCGATGGCTCTGCTAAAAAAACTGTTATCGAACAGATTGATGAAATTTTATTAGCGCTAGAAACTGAACACCATAACTATGAAACAGTAATCGTTGACGTAATTGATGACGTTACCATGCTGATTGAACAGGCCATTTGTTTAAAGGCCAATGTTGATGCCTTAGCTGATATTCCGTACGGCAAAGGCTATGCCACTTTTAATGCAGTCTTGCAAGGTATGGTAATGGAACTTAAGGCTTTGCCGGTTAATGTGATTTATATTTCACGAGTGGCCTTGGTGGGCGAGAATGAACAGCAGCACGAAATTCCTTCATTAAAAATGAAATATTATAACGTCGTTAATGGCAATTGTGATTTAGTAATTCACACCCAAAAAATCGGTAGCACTTATTTACGCAATATCAAGGATAAGCGAAAGAATTATTACGCCAGTCGAATCGATGACCCAAAGATTTTGAGAATTTTAAAAGCAATTACAGGCGCAATTACACCAGAACCAACAACTAAAAATGAAAAGGTAGGTAAATAATTATGAGTTTACGTGAAATGGCAGCAAAAGGCTTAGCAAGTTTTGATCCTAATAAAGATTCAGTTGAGGCACCTCAAGGGTTGCCAGCGGGTGACTATAAGGCAGCAGTTTCGTCAATTGAACATCGGTCATTTGATTCGGGTTGGGACTGTTTTGGAACAACTTTTGAAGTTGTTGAAGGTGACCATGCGGGTCAAAAGGAGAACGTTAACATTTCATTTGCCGAAAAATCTAAGGCTGGTAAAGCAATTCCAGATTTTATCCTGGATCGGAATATCAAGTTTGTCTCTAAACTGGGCGCCTTTTCAGGAGTTGATATTACTGCCGATGATTTTGGCGGTGAAAACGAAACTGATATTCATGAACATTTAGCAAATAAATTACATGAGCACGTCGGAACGTTAGTCATTTTAAAGGTTAGTGTTCGCCCAAACAAGAAGGATCCTAGCAATCCTTACACCTCATACGATTTAGACCAAACAGATCAACCAGAAGCAATTGATATTGGCGATGATGATTTACCGGATAGTCTGCAAAGCAGTGATAAAGCACCAATGCCGACAGATGATGATGCACCAGACGATGGTAAAGATCCGTTACCATTCTAAATAATTAATAGCGCAGTGACGTTACCACCGAATGGGTGAAAGGCCTAGTATTGTGAGGTTTTTATATGCAAAATTTAATTAATTACGCCATAAAATACGCACAAATTGGTTTCAGCGTCTTACCAATGTTAGGCAAAAAGCCATTGATTAAGTTTGCCGATCAGCCGCCGTTGACAGTAGCAGAAGTTAAAAGGCTTTGGCAGAAGTTTCCTTATGCAAATATTGCCTTACGAACAATCGATTTTTTTGTGGTTGATATTGACAGACATCCCGGCGGAGCAGATGGCTTTAAGTCCATTAAAGAATATAATCATCCAGATTATTTTCGCAAAACGTTGAAACAGCGAACGGCTGGCAACGGACTTCAATTATTTTATTTAAAACGTAATGATAGTAAATTACAGCAAAATATCGGTTGGCTGCCAGGCGTAGATATTAAAGCCCATAAAAATAATTATGTCGTTGTCGCACCAAGCTTAAATCACGACAAACATTATAAATGGGAAAATCAAGAACCAATTGTTACGGCAAGTTCTGAGTTAATTAAGGCAATCAATGTTACCAGCCATGCGAGCGATTACCAGCCGACTGATTTTGAACCAACTAAAAAAACAGCTACCAGTAATTTGTTTGAAGAAGTCGTGAACGGCTTAGGCGATACCGGTGGACGTAATAATGCTTTGGCTTCATTTGTTGGTGGGTTATTATTCCGGAATGTGTCTGCTAAAACAGTTTATGAATTGGCGACATTAGCAAATCAAAATACACCAGATTCATTACCAGATAGAGAATTTAATCGAACGTTTGAATCGATGGTTAAAAAGGAGATGAAACGACGAGGTGGGGCTTAAAGAAGATATTGATAAATTGGATAAGATGCAAAATAGTTCAACAGTTACGGATTTGCCAATTCAAGGATTTAAATTAGACGAAAAAGGCAGTATTAAATCCAATAGTATTGTGAACGTGGAATTAATATTGCAACGTGATCCACTATTAGCACATAAGATTGCATTTAACGAATTTGCCTATGAAATTGAACTATTACATGATATTCCAGAATTAATGCTGGAAAAAGGCGTGATTGATGATGATTACCCGCCAGCGATATTAAGTTACATTGAAAAAAAGTACAACACTTTGTTTACCGATAAATTACTCGGTAGTGCGTTAATCAACGTAGCCAGACGCAACGTGTTTAACCCAGTTTTAGATTATTTTGAAAAATGTTTAAAAAATTGGGATCACAACCAACGAGTTGGAACATTTTTATCTAATTATCTCGGCGTTGAAAAATCAAAAGTAACAGCCTTACAGACAAATTTATTTTTTGTTGGAGCCGTAGCAAAATCGTATAATCCAGAAATGAAATTTGACTATGTTCTGGATTTAGTCGGTGGTCAAGGCGCTGGTAAAACAACTTTATTGAAAAAAATAAGCAATGGTTATTATACTGATCAGTTTACTGACTTTGAAAATAAAGATAATTATGCCAATATGCTGCGGGCTTTGATTATCAACGATGATGAAATGACAGCAACTAATAACAGTAGCTTTGAAATATTAAAAAAGTTTATTAGCTCGGAAATTCTTGAATATCGTAAGCCATATGGCCATAGCACAGTTAGACGAGCTAAAAACTTTGTCATGGCACGGACAACTAATGAAGTCACTTATTTAAAGGATAAAACGGGTGAACGGCGTTTTTTACCAAACTTAGTCAATAAATCATTACAGAAAAAATCACCCTTAACTAATTTAACACAAGAATATATCGATCAGTTTTGGGGAGAATGTGTTGCTTTATATAATGCTGGATTTAATTTTATGCTTGATAAAAATCAAGAAGCTATGCTCAGTGAGCATCGAAAAGAATTTATGTATATCGATGCAGAAGAAGACGCAATTGATGAATGCTTACAGGGCTGGAATGGCAATTTTATTACCAGTAATGACATTGCCATTAATATTGGCGAAGACAATTTAGTTCACAATCGTAAATTAGCTAAAAAAATTAAATATGTGATGGATAATCACCATCAATGGACGGCTGGCTTTAAGAAAATCAGTGGAATAGCACAAAGGGGGTATCGTAGGAAGTAATTTGGTTTACAGTGTTTACACTTGGTTTACACTTAAATCTATCAAGTGTAAACCGCCTCAAAGCTAGTAATATTAAGGGATTAAGCCCTATTGGTTTACACTACTACACTTATTATATATATATATATATTTATATATTAGTAATAGTAGGGTAGGTGGTATAGAGAAAGAAAAAAATAGTGTAAACCTGTAAACTATGGGTAAATCCCTTGGGAGAGTAAGAATACAAGTGTAAACAGTACTGTAAACCAAGTGTAAACTTTTCTGTTTATTATGATCAATGCGGATAAAAAGCAACTTTTAAAAATAATTAATGAAAAACAGGTTTATACGTTTGATGCAATCAAATATTTATCAGGGGAAAATAATGATGGTAAAAATGATTCAAAAGGATTTTTTAAGCTAAGTGATGATGAAAAGGTTCAGCTAATAGCATGGATATTAAATAACCTTAAAAAGGTTAAATACTATAGCAAGTATAATACATCTTACGGCATAAAAAATATTTTTAAAAAATCTGCATTAGGATTTTACGTATATGGTGGCGCTTTTAAAGAAGCAATGCTAATTTGCGGGTTTGAAGTTAAAGATGTTAGAGATGAAAATTGGATTTTTAATGTATCAGATGCCTGCTGTAAAGAATTAAACACACGCTATTTTAAGAATAAAAAAGAAGGCTGGCAAGTGTTATGACAGCAGAACATAAAATTCAAAATGATATTCGGGTGGCAGTTTCACGCGCTGGCAATATCATATTTCGGGCCAATGTTGGCAAAGTTAAAATGGATAATGGCGGTTGGTTTGACGCCGGATTACCAAAAGGATTTCCAGACTTATTTGGATTTCGTAAAACGGATGGCAAAATATTTTTTATTGAATGTAAAAACGAAACAGGCCGATTAAGAGAGGATCAGAAAAAATTTGCTAAAGCAATTGATCAATATCCAGTGCTATATGGTGTGGCGAGATCAGTTGATGATGCATTAGGAATAATAAGAGGCGAGAAAAACGAATGAGAAAGTAATGATAAAAGAATACCGGTTTGGCGACCACATGTTCCAGAACTTTGAGGGAGAATTATTAAAGATATACGAAAATAGTGCCCTAATTAATCCCATATTGCCAAACAATAAAGACAGCAAAGTACTACTGGGTGGTAATGGTTATATTATTGTTAGTTTGAATAAGTTAACTGCACAAGGTAGAAGTATTAAAGGGGTACAACACAAGCCAAGTTTTGATAGCCGGCACACACAAAAGCAAAGCATGATTTTAAAATATCACCGCGAGGGATTAACTCCTAAAGAGATATCAGCAACAGCTAAGGCGTCTACTGGATATATTAAAGCAGTCTTACATGCCAATAATTTAAAGCCAAATTCTAAGCAAGAGTTAACTAAGTACGATAAATATATTAAATCTAATTTGGACCAGATTATGCGCTGGAAGCACGATAACGTGTTGATAAAAGACATTGCCAGTCGCTTAGGACTAACGCCCAGAGAGTTTAGCAATCTAGCTTACAGCCACGAAATATTTAACGTACACGACAAACGATAATATGAGGCAACTATGAAAGAAATAAAAACAAAATCAGATTGGGAACACTTACTTATTGTTCATGGCGCTGAGTATTTTCCTGATTTATTTGCAAAACCAATCGCACCAGCAAGAAAGCGTTGGCGCCGGTTAAAACGATTGTTAGCAGTTAAAATAGAGGTGAAAGTATGAAAGCAAGGCTCTTAAAGTTCCTGTTTGAAATGTTTATTGGATTAGTGATTTTCAGTCTATGCACATTAATATTCTACACAAGCATAAGAATTCCGTTTTTAATCCGGGACCATCGTTATTGGCAAATAGCTGGATTATTTTTAATAGGGGGATTTATTTCGGAAGAATTAATAAAGGAAGTCAAGGCAATAAAGTGAGTTTATAAATCACGCGATAAAACCCAAATTTAGGAGTTGAAATAAATGGATAAATTATGCTCATATTGCCAAGGTAACCGATTTTGGGGACCAGATACAGACGCTGATCCAGCAATAACAGTTGAGGTTAAGCAGCAGACAATCAATGACCTTACATCTAAGTTAGAAGCCACGAAACAGACAAACAATGACTTATCACATGCAATCGAAGACGCACAGAGTATCAAGGATTACTCCAATCAAGCTGTAAAGTCAGTCAATGCGAAAAGAGAGGTACTCAAATGATGACCAAATTCACAGCAGATGTCGTTCACAAACTGTTGGGTGTCCGTGAAGCTCAACAAGCCCCAGCAGCATTGGCGAAGATTGTCATGGATCAGCAAAAGCGTAACAAGATTTTTAAGCAATTCCTAGATGTCAGTACAGACGTATCACATGACTGGTTCTCAGAATATTTCATGAGTGTTCAAGCTGACCGCAAAGGCAAGAAACAAGATTTCACTCCGGAGAGTATCAGCAAGCTCGTGAACATGCTGGTAGGATCGCATGACAGTAGCGAGTATTACGAGGTTGCTGCTGGGACTGGCTCAATGATGATTCAACGATGGCAACAAGACCGTTTGAAGCACAAGCCGTGGGACTATCTGCCAAGCATGTATTTTTATCATTTGGAAGAGCTTGGCGATAGCACGTTGCCGTTTTTGATATTCAATTGTGCCATTCGCGGCATGAACGCAACGATTGTTCATGGTGACAGTCTGACGCGTGCTGCTAGACAAGTATATTTCATTCAAAACGATGAAGACGACTACTTGCATTTCAGCACAGTGAATGTGATGCCACACAGCAAAGACGTTGAACAAGAATTTGATATTCGGCAATGGCTAGAACCTGAACAAAATCACATTGAATCAACAGAGATACCCGCAATATACAACGAAGTCATTCAGGAATTAACAGCGGTAAAGGAGGAAGAAAAATGAGCGAAGAAAAACTGTACATGGTAAAGAACGACGAAGGCAAATACTGGGACTTTTCGGCTAATTCCGGTTTCTGGTCATCAGAAATTGCATATCCCACTACAACGATTAGAAAGAAACAGGCTGAACGAGTGGCTGAACTAGTGGCTGGTGAGCGTGGCGGCCACGTTGTCACGCTCGTTGAGGAACCTAAAAAGGTAGTCCTAACCAAAGAGCAAGCCGAAATAGTTAAAGGGGCAAACAAGCATCAATTTCCAGCAAACTATATTACTCTACGTTCTTCCTCTTCTGATGAGGAAAAATTGATTATGGAGGCTTACGCCAATGGCTACACCATGGCAAAGGAGAAGAAATACAACGTCAAATTAACCGAAGAAGAGATCGAGCATTTTGGCTTACAAGACTGCGATAAAGAAGAGGTGACTAACGATGGAAAATAAAGAGTTTGCTATTGAGCTAGATGTGAATGACATGGAAGCCAATATCTATATGCGCATGACAAGAGATGAATTGAATGAACTTGAAAAGGGCATTCAAAAAATTCTTGAAGCGCCAAAAGATCTTGAAGACCACGGTTTCTATCGGCAATCCACGATTGATGGTTACGATAATGACAAGGTGACAATAACTATTGGCCTTCATAAGTGGCCGCAAGCAAACGATGAAATTATTAGAGGTGACTGACGATGAGCAATAAAATAATCAGGCTAGAAAGCCTGTCCTTGATGGATCACGATGAGAATCCTAATGACGGCAGCATATTCCAGACAACAAGGGTGATTGAAGTCGGGCACCCGTACGATGAACCACATTTCAAAATGGTTTGGGATGGGCAACATAACAACCCAGTTGAGCGTCATTCAGACCGTGATGTTGTTAGCATCGACTTCATCAGAGACCAATCTGGCAGTGATGGGAACTGCTATATGGTGAGGCTAAAGGACGGCAACAAATTGCGCCTACCTATGAATGCGTTTATTCCTGAAGCTAAAGAGGTGACTGACGATGAAAAAACAAGATGAAAAAGGTTATTCTTACCCTGTCAGTGAAGACTTTTTTAATAGTTTGAAAGAACTAAGAAAGCAGTCTGTTGATTTTAATCATGCATGGGGGATCATTAATAATAGGCGTTATCATAAAACATTTGGCACTATGTTTGCTAGAGCATTAAAGGGAGTAATAGAGTTAATGTATTATGGGGAAGTTGATATGGACGTTATGTATTATGATGGCCATCTAAAACATGTTAAAAAGTATAATAATTCTAGTAATGGTGAATGCGGTAAGAATGATTAAAGTTAAAGATGAACGAAAAGACATTACGCGCGGAACCCTGATTATGCTTCGCTTGTTTATCTACTACCATGATGAGCGCTTCGATGTGAGAATTTATGAAAAAGTATCTGGTTTGAGATTGTTGACGCTAAAAGTGCAACAGACGCATTGTTGACCAATATGGACAGCATGATGACAAATGGCGATGCAATGGAAGAAGCGGCTTTATTTGGGCGCTTAAAAGGCACTGCTATTGGTGTGTATGAATTAAAAACGGGGATCAATGAATTAGATCAAATTGCAGATAAAAACTAGCTTTTATTTCCAGATAGGACTGTAGATCACAGTAAGGAGGAGTAAAAATGACTAACACTACTGCTGGTATTAGTAAATAAAAAAGCAAGGCATCTTTTAAAAGATAACCTTGCGCAGTCGTTCTTGTGCTTAATTAATCGACACTTAATTTTAACACAGGGGCGATTGCAGTGATACTAGATAATTTAGATAAAGACGCGACATGTGCTAGGGCAAAAAAGTTATTACGCAGTTATCATAGTCTGAGAAGAATCGCAGGTCGCAAGCTGACAGTGCTACAGTCGCCCAAAATGGACGGTATGCCGCGAAGCCAGTCAGTCGATAATAATAACGAGCATCGTATTCAAGAACGTCTGATAGCAGCAGAGGAAGTACCAGCGATACAGCGAGCAGTAGCGTCCTTAAACAAGGATAGTCAGACCATTATTAATGGACAGTATATTCACGGCTCATTATCGAACGTTGAGATGGCACAGCAACTAGGATTCATTAGCGATGATAGCGGCTATTATCGCCAGAAGAAAGATGCACTCGTTGCCTTTGCTGAGGCGTTTGAATATGAAGAACTGTTAGTTTTTTGACAGTTATTTGGGAGTAATCTGGTAGTTTTCTGGGAGTAAATCGAAAGTTTCTTGACAGTAATCTGGCAGTAACTTGAAAGTAATTGATCGTTATATAGCGTTATTCTATTAGTGTTGAGTGATGACGAGAGGATATGGATTAAGCCACTACATAAAGCCATGAACCACATTATCACTCACTATGCGGCCTGTCACGATACAGGATGGCTATTGGTAGGTTCGACTCCTACTAATAGCATTGGCCTTTGGGTCAACAGATTCCTCCTTTAATAGTAATGTTCTTACCCTAATTGGCGTCCAGAGATGGGCGCTTATTTATATGGAGATGTTAACGTGGCGAGAGTTAGACGATGTAGGCTGCCAGGCTGTCACGCCATGGTTGAACTGCCAGACCATTACTGCAAGCAGCACCATGAGCATGAGGCCGAGTACTTAGCAAGCAGACAGCGATGGGCTAGATCACATGCTAAGCAGTACTCTCACAAGTACAACACAGTCACACGCAATCGTAGCGATGATAAGCAACAACAGTACAACTTCTATCGGACGCGACAGTGGTCACACCTTAGACGGCAAGTGTTAGACCGAGACCACTACTTATGTCAGTACTGTAAGCAGCAAGGCAGACTGACACCTGCCAAGACGGTTGATCACATCGTTCCCATTGAGTTCGATGACAAACTAAAAGCAAGTGTTGATAACTTAGCTGTCATCTGTGGTAAGTGTCACCGACTCAAGACTGATTGGGAACAACTAACTTATGGCACAGGTCAAGGTAACGAGTTGAAAAGTGTAACACCAATCAATGATGTATCGTCAATCGTTGTGTTAATGAACAATTGATTTATTGGCACATATCGTGCGATTTAAGCGGCTTTAAATTTATGAGTGTAATTAGCCACGTCGAAGATTAAAATTCAATGGCCCCCCTTTAAAATGATTTCAGCAGAGCGCACACATTACCCGCGTCTTATGGCGGATGCCATTTTTAAACAATTTTAGCCAATGGGGGTCAATCAGGAAGAAGGAGATGACAATACTTTGAAAAAACGTGATAAAGATGTCAATCATGGTAAATTGTCGATGACTCCTCCTGACTATTTAGGCCGTCAAGCAAAAGTGACATGGCGTAAGATTGTCCCTTTTTTAGAGCAGCAAAGTAATGTTAAGCGTCCGGACAGCGGATTGGTTGAAATGTATGCAACTCAATATGAAATTTACCGAAATTCTTATAAGCACATACAAGAAAACGGTGAAGTGCAACCAATTTATAAAACCGTGCAAAACGCGGCTGGTGAAAAGATTGGAACTGATTTTATTGGTTATAAGCGTAATCCAATGACTTCGATTTATGATTCTGCGATTAAAAGTCTAGCTAAGATCGGATCTGAGTTGGGATTATCGCCAAAAAGCAGAGCCGAACTAATGGCAATTATTCCAGAAAAGAAACCTGATAAAACTGCCGAGGCACAAATGAAGGAGTTCTTTAGTAATGAAAATTGATTTAACTCAAACACATGATGTGCTGGGCGCTTATCAGGCAATTGATTTTTCTACAACTCGTGAACAATATCAGGATATAGGAACCAAATATGCTTTTGATGTTTTAGACGAAAAAATTATAACTGGTTACTTTATTAAGTTAGCGGCTTTCAGACACTTGCGCGATTTACAACGACAAGGTAGTCCTGATTTTTCTTATTCTTATAGTGTGGATGATGCCAATAGAATTTTAAAATTTGCTAGTATTTGTCCAGATGTTGATACCGGCAAGCCTAGTAAATTGATGCCATGGGAAAATTTTGTTTTAGCTCAATTGTTTGGCTGGCGTAATAATTTAGGCGGCAAGCGTTTCGCCCGTGCCATTGTTTCAGTTGCTCGTGCACAAGGCAAAACATATTTAATGGCAATTGTTACCGTTTATAGTTACTTAATTGAATCGATGGGATTATCTAACCAGGACTATTTAGTGGCATCTATTAACTTTAAACAGACTAGTAAATTATTAGGCTACGTCAAATCTATGTTGCGCAAGATTCTGGATATTGAGCCATTTAAATCATATGCGGAGCAGAACGGCTTAAATCCTAGATTGCTGAGCTCGCAAAGTGACCAAATTATAATGGCAAAAGTCAATAATGTTTTGCGAGCAATCAGCCATGAATCTGGACAGTACGATAGTTTCCATTTTAAAACCGCTGTCTTTGACGAGATTGGTGAACTGAAAACACGGCAGAAAATATCTAAGATTATCTCTGGCCAAGTCGATGTAGAGAATCATCAATTTATTCAGATATCCACTGCTTATCCCGATCCATCGGTGCCATTTCATGATGATGAAAAAATGATGCAGCAAACCATGGAACAGGATTTTGATCGTAAGGCTGATGATTATTTATGTTTGATCTGGTGTCAAGATTCGCTTGACGAAACCTATAAACCGGAAACTTGGATAAAATCTAATCCGCTGCTAGGACTGAAAAATAAGTCTAGTCAATTGCTTTCAGGCTTAACTGGCAAACGAGATAGTGACAGTATGACCGGCGAGATTGCTGACTTTCAGAACAAAAACCTAAATCTCTGGCTGCAAGAAGCCACTAACTCATACTTAAAACTTGCTGATATTGAGCGAGCTATTGTGCCAGACTTTGAAATTGAAAACCGACAAGTCTATATCGGTTATGATTATTCAATGTTTTCCGACAATACTGCGATCGGCTTTGCTTTTCCGTATAGCGATCCGATCACAGGTAAGCGAATGTGGCATTTACGGCAGCACTCATTTATTCCGTGGCAAAAGGCAGGTTCAATTGACGCTAAGGAAAAACAAGATGGCATTAATTATCGGGAGCTAGCGGCTAAAGGATTTTGCACGATTACTAGTCATCCGCAAGGCTTAATCAATGATGATCAAGTTTATCAGTGGCTGTTAAATTTTGTTGAGGATCACAACTTGGACGTTTTATTTTTTGGCTATGATTCGTGGGGCGCGACTAATGTGACCAAACAACTTGAATTAAATGTCCAGTGGCCAATTGAAGATATTCGGCAGCGCACCAGTGAGCTGAAAGACCCGACAAAATTCTTACAATCGGCTTTTGTCGAAAGCTCAATCAGCCGGCTAGACGATCGAATTATGGAAAAGGCCTTAATCAATGCACAAATTTATGAAGACAAGATCGGAATTCAAGTTGATAAAGCAGCGGCTACTTTAAAAATTGATGTGGTGGACGCCTTGATTGATGCGCTTTACCAAGGGATGTACCATTTTGAAGATTTTTCCGATGTCAATAATCCGGCCAAGCAAGTTGAACGAATGAGCGATAAGGAAGTACTGGATTGGTTCAACAATCCTGATTCAGGTTTGCTTAATGAAAGCGGTGATGACTCTGATTGGTAAGAAAAAATTAAATCGTTTGGGGCAAGGGATTATCAAGTATATTGATGGTCTTTTTTATTTTGCCGCAATTGTTTTACTAGATGTCACTGTATACTTTGCAAGCTGGTTCTGGGGCGGAATTGTTACTGCTATTTCGCTGGTTGTTCTAGGTGTATTAACTGAAATTATTTATTTCAACAAGGGAGGTGGTAGTTAATGCCGCTATTTAATCCACATAATTTTAAGAACTCTTTATCGGTTGGTGGTCAGGATATTGCTTTTAGCGATCCTGAAATTGCCAACTATTTAAATCCAAGTGGTGAAAATTATTACGTTTCGGCAACTAAGGCACTGCATAATTCTGATTTATATAGTGTGATTTCAACAATTAGTGGTGACTTAGCGAGCTCGAAATTAGTGGCCGATAAGCCGCAGATTCAGTCATTTCTTGATAATCCAAGTGCAACAACCAATGGTCACGCTTTTTGGCAGGCAATGTTTAGCCAGTTATTAATAGCCGGCGAATCATTTGCTTATATTTGGCGTAACAGCAATGGGATGATTGCTCGCTTAGAGTATTTGCGTCCATCGCAAGTTAGTACTTTTTTACAAGATGACGGCAACGGCCTTGTTTATACGATTACCTTTGATGAGCTAGATGAAGGCGTGTTGGAATATGAGCCGCAGTCGAATGTCTTACATTTTAGATTGATGAGCAATTCCGGAGGCATGGTTGGCATTAGTCCATTAAATGCTTTACACAGTGAATTGGAAATCAAGAAACAGTCTAACCATTTAACTTTATCTGCTTTAGCAAAGTCGATCTTGGCGCCCGGTGTTTTGAAAGAAACAAAGGGCGGATTACTTGATGCCAAAATGAAAGCCGCTAGATCACGGCAATTTATGCAACAGGTTAATCACTCAAAAGGTGGTCCAATAGTCATTGACGATTTGGAAGAATGGACACCACTAGAAATTAAGAATGACATTGCTGGTTTATTATCACAGACTGATTGGACATCTAAGCAGATTGCCAAAGTTTACGGTATTCCTGATTCATATTTGAACGGTCAAGGTGACCAACAGTCATCTTTGCCAATGATTCAAGGAATGTACTCGAATGCTTTAAATCGCTATGCACAAGCTATCTTAGCGGAGCTAAATGATAAATTTACGACTCATATCAGTATTAATTTGCGGCCTGCAATTGACGCTAATGGTGACACTTACGCGGATAAAGTTAGCGATCTTAAAAAGGCTAATGTTATCGACGCTAATCAGGCGCTTTGGTTGCTTAAAGATACAGGCTACTTTAGTGAAGAAATACCCGACCCTAAGCCGGTTCCGGTTCCGACTGTTATTCAAATAGCGAAGGGAGGTGAGAAAGATGAATCAGAAGATAGTGATCCCGATCAAAAGTAACATCATTGATAATGATACGGCCTCATTTTATGATTTTTTCGGCATGGATAATTACGTAAGCCCGGAAAAGGTTGCTAACCAATTAGCGACCGCTGAAGCAAGCGACACCGTAGAATTACAGATTGCTTCTAACGGCGGCGACGTTTTTGCCGCGTCGGAAATTTACACGTTATTAAAATCTTGTCAGGCTAAAGTGACTGCTACTATTCAAGGCCTGGCCGCTAGTGCTGCTTCTGTAATTGCGGTTGCTGCTGATACCGTTCAAATCTCACCCACTGCGCAAATTATGATTCACAAAGCCTGGTCAGGGATGGATGGCGGAAATAGCGATGCTTTAGCTCACGAATCGCAGGTGCTTGATGGCATTGATCAATCAATTGCCAATGCTTATGAGGCTAAAACTGGTTTGGATAATGGCAAGTTACTTAATTTAATGTCTAACGAAACTTGGTTAGGTGCTAAAGACGCGGTTAAATTAGGCTTTGCTGATTCAATCATGACTTTTAAAAATGATGATAATGAACCAGTTGAAGACAAACAGCCATTGCAAGCATTTGCCAGTGTTGGATCTGTAGTCCCCAAAACGGCTGTAGCCAAATGGCAAGGATTAATGGCTAAGGCAAAAGTAAATGATGCAGCTACTCCAGTTAATAAAAATGAAATTGTAAATGATATTAGTCAGCAAAACGATGATTTAAAAAATCGTAAGCTGGCTATTTTATTTGGAAAAGAGGAGAAAGATTAATGTTAAAACAAACAAATGATGTAAATACAATTAATGATGCTTGGATTGCCAAAGGGCAATCAGTATCCGATTTAAATGCTAAATTAAATGCTGCCGTTTTAGACGATAATTTCAAAGAGGACGACTATAAGAATTTAAAAGCAAAGCGTGATAATGCTGCGGCCCAGCGCGATGCTTTGAAAGAACAATTAGAAAATGCTCGGGCCGTGCAGGTTGCCAACATGGATAATAGTAAACCGGCAAATTTATCTAAAGAGCAATTAAGCGCCAAAGATAAATTTATTAAGGATTTTAAAGCTATGGTATCTGGTGATCCTAAGATTGTGAATTTGGTTACATCATCCACTGATGCAGAAGGCCACCAGATTGGTCTTACCATTCCGCAAGATATTGAAACAGCAATTCACACACTTGTTCGGCAATATGATGCGCTTGAGCAATATATTAATCGTGAAGCCACAACTATGCCAACTGGATCACGTGTTTTTGAAAAATGGACCGATGTCACACCACTTGCTGATTTAGATGATGAAACTGCAACTATCGGTGATAATGATGATCCTCAATTGACATTAATCAAGTATGCAATCCATCGTTATGCTGGTATTACTACGGTTACCAATACTTTACTTAAAGATACAGCAGATAACATCATGACTTGGTTATCACAATGGATCGCTAAGAAAAATGTTGTAACTCGTAACGCTAAAGTTTTGGCCGCTTTTAATACTGCCAAGCAGGTTCCACTTACTAAATTCGACGATATTAAAGATTTGGAATTGACAACTCTTGATCCAGCGTTGCTGACAACATCAATCTTTTTAACTAATCAAAGCGGCTTAGGTTCTTTGGCGAAAGTCAAAAACGCAATGGGCGGCTATATGCTCCAACGCGATGTGACTCAAACCGATCAGTGGACTATTGGCGGCAAAGTTATTCATGTGGTTTCGGATCGTTGGTTACCAGATGTTAATACTGGGACCGCCGACGCACCAGTTAACGCACATCCGCTTTATTTTGGCGATGGTAAACAGTTTGCAACCTTATTTGATCGCGAACAAATGTCATTGTTAACAACCAATATTGGTGGTGGCGCATTTGAAAATGACAGCACTAAGATCCGTGTTATTGATCGTTTTGACGTTGAAGTGACTGACAGTGAAGCAATGGTCATGGGCACATTTACAACAATTGCAGACCAACCGGGGAATTTACAAGCAGCGTCAAAATAACAGCACCATCTGAGACAGACGATGGTTTTGATCCAACTGGTGACGTGAAGCCGACTGATACAAATACAGTAGCTGAAATCACTGCTTGGCTAGATGCTCATAGTATTGATCACACTGGTAAGACTGCTAAAGCAGATTTATTGGCATTGGCTACAGCAAATAATGCTACTAGTTCCGCCGCAAGTGCTGCAACTAGTTCAGCGGCTGATTCAAGTGCTGCCAGTTCTTCTGCTAAATAGGGTGGTGATTAAATGGCAACAGACGAAACAGCTTCGGCTGCTAATTTAGAAACGTTGAAATTATCATTACGAATTGATGGAGAAACCGACGATGGTCTATTAAAGGGCTACTTGGCTGCTGCAAAGAGCTTTGTTGAATCTGGGATTGGCAGTGGAGCAGACGTAAGCGATTTTTACAGTCAGACTAATGTTGCCGATTTATTTAATACGGCAGTCTTGGCGTTGGCATCAACTTACTACACTTATCGAACGTCATTATCAGCAATTGCTGCCATTCCCGTTGATTTAACGGTTAACTCTATCATTGGTCAGCTGAGAGGATTGTACGCGGAACAAAGTGAGGTGACGGACGATGGCGAAAGCAATTAATCCATCGCGAATGTATTTACGGTTGGAGTTTGGCAGTGAAACAGATACTGAAAAAACTAATCCTAATACTGGTGAATCAATTAAGGGTTTTGTCCCTCAGTTTACAAGATGGGCCGGACAATGGTCATTGTCATTAGAGCAGTCGCTTAGTTTAGCTGGGTTGGAAGCTAAAGACGTGGCTGTATTTTTTATCCGTCACAATGAACTGGTTGAAGATGGAATGCTTTTACGAAAAGACGGTAAGCAGATTTATCAAGTTGACAATATCAATTTTGATGATGGCCTACCGCCAGACGGTTTCGATTTAATCACGTGTCATAAATGGGGTGTTAATCATGGCTAATGGTGTTGGCAACGAAAAATCATTTGATATGGTTTTGGATAATCTGGCCAGGGGTATTGGTGTTGCTGAAAAATTAGCGGCCAATAACGCAGGCGCAGAAGTATTTATCCAAACTATGAAGCCTAAAATACCGGAAAGTAGCCATTTAAGAAAAGGCGAAAAAAGGCATTTGCGTGATTCGTTAGTTAAAGATGAAAAGCCTAATGGTGCAGTCGTTGTTGGCTTTACTGCTGACGAAAACAAAGGCTATATTGGCCGTTTTCAAAATGACGGCTGGACGCCTAAGGATAAAACTGGCAAGACATACGCTCCAGTAGCCGGATCACATTTTTGGGAAGCAACTCAGCGTGAAGCCAAAGGTAAAGTCCAAGTGGCTGTTGCTGAGGTTGTTAAGCGAGAAATGGACAGAAAGGTGCGTGGTGGTTAATGACGCCAGCTTCTTATGTCAGAAGTATTTTGGTTAATAAAATTACACAATTACCAAATTTTAGTGCGGAGCATATCCACGCTTTTTTTGTTGGAAATGATTTAACGAATACTGACCCGATTTTAGTAATTACGGAGTTGCCTGATTATAGCCAAGATTACGGTAATAGCAGACCAGTCAGCGTTAAAAAGCAAGTCCAAATCGAATTTTATTATCCAAAAGACTATCAGGAAGATATGAGTGCGATCGAGCAAGCGGTGAAAGACCTGCTGCTAACAAATGGTCTGTATTGCAACAGCGATGCCGGACACGTGCTTACACCTGATACACAAAATATTGAAAATACATTGAAATTCATTTATTCCAAGGAGGAAATTTAAATGGCAAATATTGGTTTAAAAATGCTATACACCGGCGTAAAAGACGCCGACGGATCAACTATTATTGACGCTGAAAAAGGCTTAAATGCTACTGGCGTCTATTTAATTGATACGAATAAAAAGAACGGAAATTTAGGTACTAAAACCGCTAATATCACTGGATTAGCGGGTACGCCAACAAAGATTTCCGGTAATAATGAAGTTGTTGATGTTTCCAATCCGCCTTCTGCGCCCTCTGTTGCGATTGATTCAAATCTGATTAATTACGCGGTTAAGCAAAAGATCTTAGGCCGAATTTCTGATGGCAAAGGCGGTTATTCAGATAGTGATCAGACGGTTGAATGTGGCCTGATTATTGAATCACAATCACCAATTACGTATGGGTCAATTTATTATGCCTTTGGTCGTGGCATTTACAACGAGGCCGGCCAAAATATCGGAACCAATACTGATACTGCAGAAACTCGTGATGATGATAATTTAACGTTCACGTCTATTAATTACGCGCCGTTTAGTGGCAAGCCTTACAAAGTTTTCTATGGAGACGATCCTTTGTTTGACAAACAAGCAATGTTCGAAGAAGTCTTCCCTGGGCAGACTTATATTACTGAAAATGCAGGAACAACTGGCCCAAAAGCGTAACGCCATCTAGTCAAGGTGGCGCAAGTTCTGCTGTGGCATCATCTACCGCTCCAGTAACAGCAAGCTCTGCTAGTTCGGCCGAAAGTGGCCAGGCTTAATTAGGTATTTTAGTCGCCAAATAAATTCACAGTACTTAACGGGGCGGCTAAACGAAAGGATGATTTTTAAATGGCAAAGTACGTTGAATTTGATGGTAGTGTTATTGGCATTGAAAATAAGAATTTTAAAATTATTGATTCATCAAAAAATGTAAAAAAAGCGGCTCAGCATTATCAGAGTTTAATTAAGCGTTTTGACACCGAAGATGATGACAGTATTAAGCAATTGGTTGGCAACTCGCCAATGTTAACCGAGGAAATTGCTAACACAATTGCTGATATCGCTGATTTGTCTGCAAAAGAAAAGGCCGGCTTACAGGACCAATCTTTTAGCGATCAATACAACATTTTTAATGATTTTTTGATCAAGTTTTTGGGAATTCAAATGCCATCTTTAGATGACGACAGTGACGAAGATGAAGACGATTCTGAGGTAGAAACAGACCCAAAATCGCCAGACGAAAATTAGCTTGGCAATTGGGAAATTTTATTCAGGATATTGACTATATGGCGCAGCAATTTTTGGAACAAGGAATTCTACCACAACAATTTTATGACAGCAGCTATAGCGACATGCAGGACGCCTTAAGCGCAAAGTCACGTAAAGATCGCATTCAGGACCCATTTGAGCTTGCTAGACGAATCGGGGCTATTTAAGGGAGGTAAATCACAGTGGAAAAAATACAGGGTTATCAATTTGCCATTAATATGAATGATGGTGGCATGACTAGGTCGTTAAGAACTCTGCGTGACGAGGCCAAGCTTTTAAAATCTGCAATGCAATCCAACTTCACTGAAATTAAATCCGGTGAAGGTGTCATGGCGGCTTACGGTCAAAAGGTTACGGACGCTGGCAGAGCAATTGATGCTCAACAACTGGTTATCCAGAAACTTAAAGAAAAGCAAGAAGGCCTTGATCAATCGACTGAAAAAGGTCGGCAATCATATATTAAATATGAGAACCAGATTGAATCAGCCAAACGATCTATTTCAAACTTACAAGGCCAACAAGAACGAGCAACTAGGTCAGAAGATTTACAGCGTTCTGGCGTACTTAGGCTTAAGGATGCCATTGAGCAACAGACGCGAATAACCAAAAGTGACGTTACTGCTTTAGAAGCTCAAGGACGAACTTTTGAAGCCCAAAAGACTAAATTATCCGGCCTAGTTAATGTTCATGAGCGTATGAAGACACAGCTTGAAGCCGAAAAGCGGCAAATGACAGAACTATCTAGTAAATACGGTTCTGCCTCAAGTGATGCGCAAAAACAAGGCGTTCGAATTTCCGAATTAACTTCTAAATATAAAGTTAATGAGGCTGAGATTAAAAAAGTTAACAGCTCTGTTGGCAGTATGTCTACCGCTGGAGCTCGGGCCCGCGATAACGTTTCGCTGGCCAGTACTAAGATTAAATCTGGTCTTAGCAGTATTAAAGGCGCGGCAGTGGTTGCATCTGGTGGTATTGCCCTAATTGGTGCCGCCGCTATCTCTGGTGCAAAGAAAGCATCTACTTTACAGGATAGTTTTAAGCGAACCACTAATATATTGGTAAGCGGTGGCGAGAATGCTGCTGAAGCAACTAAAAATGTTTCTAAAATGCAGGCTGACGGTGAACAATATTCGATTAAATATGGCAAGTCGCAAAAAGACATTGCGGATCAATACCAGGAACTAGTAAAACGTGGGTATTCGTCAACAGAGGCCTTATCCTCTATGAAAGCTGAACTGCAGGCATCAGTTGCCAGTGGTGATGATTTTAATGATGTGGTCAAAGTAGCAAGTACAACAGTTGATTCATTTGGCATGCGGACGAATAATACTGCGAAGATGACTAAAAATTCTAGAAAAACTGTTAATGAGTTGGCATATGCGGCCGATATGACCGCTACCAGCTTTTCGTCATTAGGTAAAGGAATGGAATATGCTGGGGCCTCATCACATGCTGCCGGTGTATCATTATCAACCACTAGTGCAGCACTAGGTATTTTATCAAACAATGGTCAGGAAGCTGATAAGGCCGGAACTGGATTGCGAAAAGTTTTAAATAGTCTGACTACTGATGTTAAGAATATCAATAGCAAAGATAGTGTTCTTGGAAAACTGGGTATTAAAAAGAGTGACATTGAAGACGCCAATGGTAATCTTAAAAATCTATCTAGTGTTATGGGTGTAATTAACGATAAAACTAAGGCAATGGGTACTGGTGATAAAAATGCCGTATTTCAGAGTCTATTTGGAACAACTGGTATGAATGCCGGAATTATTTTGGCCAAAGACAGCAGTCAATTAGACACGTTAGCCGATAAGGTGCAAAAGGCTGGCGACAAAGGCACTTATGTGCAAAAACTAGCTGATAAAAACAGCAATACTGCGCAAATGTCTGAGAAACGGTTTAAGCAGGCTTGGTCCGATTTAACTATTATGTTTGGTTCAAAACTTTTACCGTATATGACGGATGCTGCTAACAGATTATCAAAACTATTTTCCGAAAAGAATTTTAGAAATGATGTGGAAAAAGCTGCTACCGAAACTGGCAAAGTTGCTGGTGGAATTGAAAAGGTCGGTGTATTTGCGGTTGAACATTATAAAGCCGTTGAAAATATCGGTAAAGCAATGGCTGCAATTTGGGCCGTTAACAAAGTTACAAAATTTGTAAGAAGCCTAGAATCATTAGGTGTGATCCAGTCTGCTGAAAGTAAAAAGATTGCGGCAGAAACTAAATTAGTTGAAACTCAGACAGCAGCCTATGAAGCCAACGCTAAGGCCAAAGAGGGAGCCGATTCTATTGGCACGACTGGCAGTGGCGAAGTTAGTAAAACTACTACTAGCGCCACACCTAGTGTTACCACAACGGCCTCAAAGGTAGAAAATTCAACCGGTGAGGCATCTGCATTAACTGGTGATGCTGAAAAAGCAGTCGCTAAAAGTGGCAGTAAATGGAATTTATTAGGTACAGGATTAGGTTCAAGACTAATAAATGGTGCTGGCTTAGCGATTACTGCTTGGGATGCAGGTTCATCAATTGCTAAGGCTGTTGGATCAGGTAAGGCCCAAGATAAATATAAGGCAACCAGTAAAACAGTAGGTGCTGTCATTGGTGGTGCTATTGGTGCTGTCGGTGGCCCGACTGGTGTCATGATTGGTGCAGGAATTGGTGAGCAACTAGGCGGAACTAAAACCGCCCAGTCAATTGCCAAAAAGTTCTCTAAATCATTATCAGGTGCCATGGGCAAGACTAAAATTAAAGCACCAAAAATCAGTATGAAGTCGGCCTATGGCAAGCTTAATTCAGAAGCCAAGAAGTACTATTCTGATAAGCAAAAGCAGGATGAAGCCGATCTTAAATTACTTTATAAAAATGGTGATTTAACAAAGGCGGAATATAAGAAGCGATTAGCGGCAGCAAAGCAGGAAGGCAGTCAGTCTTCTAAATTCGAAAAGATGTCACAGTCGGATCGAAATGCTGTTACTAAATATTATTCTCAAGCTCGGTCTCAGCTAGAAACCAAATGGAATAAAAAAATAGCCTCTGACAAATCTAAGACTAATGCTCAAGCGCTTAGAGATTCTAAAAAGTACGGTCAAAATTCTGAACAGTTTCAAAAAGATCAGTCTAAGCAGACTGCTGTTATTAAACAAGATGAGAACAAAAAGGCTAAGGCATTAGATAATCAGAAACTTAAATTTGCTTCGCAAGAAATGGTTAAAGAAGCCAAATTGCATACCACCTTAAATGGCAAGATTCAATTGGCTTCGAATAAAGAAACAAGTATCATGAAAAAGCTGACTGCTGACAAAGGAAAATTAAGTAATAAACAATTACAAAATGCTCTTAATTCGGCCCAGAAGCAGTACACAAACACTGTTAAATACGCTAACCAAGAATATAAGCAAAAAACAGCCGTTGCAATTAAAACTGCAAACTCTGTGCGTAAAGCCGCGGACAACCAAGCCGATGAATCAATTAGCGCGGCAAAGAAGCAGTATAGAGATACAGTTTCAGCTGCAAATAGCCAATATAAAGGCAATAGTAAATGGGCCGAAACCCAGCGTGCTAATGTTAAAAAGAAGGCCGAACAACAGCGTGATGCCACTGTTTCTGCTGCTTTAGATCAAAAGAATAAAGTGATTAATCATGCGGATAAACAAGCTAGCAGTACAACAGATAAGGCCAAAGCTCAGCATGACAAAGTAATAAATGATGCTAAAGATCAGCGCGATCAAGTAAAAAGTGCAGCATCTAGCCAGTCTAAGGGCGTTATTGATCACGCCACAAATCAGGCCAACAGCTCAATGGAAGCAAATAAGAAGCAGGGCGAAGGTACTCATTCAATTTGGAAAGCCGTTGCAAGTTTCTTTAATAAATTGACTAAGTCGTTTGGCGTTAAGCCAGTTGATGCTGGTGCTTCTAGTTTTGCCTATACGCGAGTAACCAGTGGTGCTCATGCCACAGGTGGTGGAATCACAAAAGCCTCTAAGGCTCTAGTTGGTGAAGCCGGTGCAGAACTTAAATACCGGCCGTATTCAGGAAAAGTTGATTTAATCGGTGCACAAGGCCCAGAGTTTATAAATGTGCAACCGGGTGATCAGATTCTTAATGCCCAAGACACACGAAAAGTAATGGCTGGGAATTACGGTAAGGCTTTGCCAGGATACGCTAAAGGATCAACCGATATTGCTTCATTTCTTAAAAAAGTTAAAAGCGGTGCTTCTGATGTTTTTGATGACGTATCGGATGCTGCTAGTGACGCTTTAAGTAAAATAACTAATCCGCTAAAAGCATTGAAAGATTTAGCAGCGAAAACGTTTAATATTAACAGTGTTTCTGGCGTTGGCAGTATGCAGCAAGGTGCGTCCAAAGGAATGGTTGATAAATCACTAACCGGAATTGCGGACGCTATTTCCAAGCTAGTAAAATCTGCTGGAGATTTTGGATCGGCTAACAATCCGAGCGGATCAGGTGCAAAACGTTGGACTGCGACAATTAAAAAGGCTGCTGCAAAAATGAACGTTAAGCTAACAGCGGCGGGATTGAATGCAATTTTACGAAGAATTACGCAAGAGTCTAATGGTAACGCAGCCGTGTCTAATAATTGGGACTCAAATGCAAAGGCCGGCACACCATCTAAAGGATTATTACAGTATATTCAGCCAACTTTAAGTAGCTGGGTTCCACGAGGGGTAAAAGCAGACTTAGGTAGTGGATACGTCCAATTATTGGCCTTGCTTAATGATTCAAACTGGCTGGCAGATATCAGTGTGTCCGGTGGCTGGGGTCCGACTGGTCATAAGCGGATGGCAAATGGCGGAATTGTTGGACAACATCAAATGGTTGAAATGGCCGAGGGCAACATACCAGAAGCTGTTATACCATTTGATATGTCAAAACGTTCCAGAGCCTATCAAGTTATGCAGCAATCGCTTGATTACTTCAAAACGCAAGATGGAACCAGTTCCACTAATTCGACGACTAGTAATAGTAATAAACAGTTAGAAGCCGTCCTTAATGGATTAACAACACTTAATAATTCGCTCTCACAATTATTGGGAATTAATGTTGCTCAAGTCAAAGCAATTCAACAATCATCATTTGACAAAACTCAGTTATATAAGCAACAAGCGCGCGATCAGGCTGCTAGGAATTTACAATCACTTTAGGAGGTGTTGAAATTTGCTAGATAAACCAAAATTATATGTGAAATCTGGTAATGATCCAGAAGTTGAAGTTTCTAAGGCAATTAACGGTTTACAGTTTTTAGGGGATTCAACGTCTCCTAATGTGCTTAATACTTATCGGCAAAACACTGGCGTTGACGGTCAAACGTTAATTGCCTCGAATTTTGATAAAAGCACGGTTAACGCGAACTTTTATTTACGCTTTAGTGATTATTACAATTTAAAACTAGCAAAGCACGAAATATATCGCTTATTTAGCAGTAGGAAATCATTAAGAATCAGAACAGATGCTGAACCTGCAATTGTTAAATATGTTGTGGCAACGCCTTTTAATATTGCACCAACAGAAAGTTTTGCCAATGACAGTCAATTTACGATCCCATTTGATAATCCCAGCGGTTATAAATATTCGTTAGCACGAAGCGATGAAATTAACACGAATGACACTGAAATCCAGATGGGGATGTATTTACCAACGGATCAGGAATGCGCTTATCATTTTACGACAACTAGTTTTCAAATTTACAATCCCAGCGACATTGCAATTGAACCGTACGAGCAAAAGCACGACTTAAAAATAATAGTTAAGTTTTCAGGCGACTCTATTAAATTAACCAATAACACTAATGAAACAGAGTGGTCTTATAATAAGGCGGCCAGTAAATCAGACACCATTATTTTAAATGGAGTTAACACCACGCTTAATGGCAATGCGGCTAGTGTGAATACTGATTATGGCAACATCACCCTTAATACAGGGTGGAACTCAATATCGGTTACCGGCGCAACCGACGTTGATATTACTTTTAGTTTCCCGTTTGTTTATATTGCTTAAAATACTAGTTAAAGGCTTGAACAGCGCCGACAAAGAGCCTTTGAATTGTGTATTATTTAATAGTTTTCAAGTGCAATGGGAAAAGAACAGCACTTACCAATTACAATTTACCGTTTGGGATGACAAAAGTGAGGCCTATGAGATGTTGGATGTTGAATCCAGCGTCTTTTTTGATGGTCAAGAATATATTGTTAAAACGAATGAGCCCGATATTATTGGTGGAATTGAAACAAAACAAATGACTTGTATGCAGATTTATAACGAAGTTAGCCGTATCAGACAGCGGAACACTAATACTGGTGACAAGACTTATAGCGTGATGGATGTGCTTGATTTTTATTTTAAAGGCAACACTTATGGATTTACTTATCAAGTGATTGGGACTTTTGATAATCAAGTCATTACGGATTTAGGTAATAGCGATGGTAAGGATTGCTTAAGCAAGATTTTAGATACGTGGCCGACAGCAATTATTTTTCCGGATAATAAAAATATTCGGGTTTATTCGGATGATGCTTTTAAGCAGGATTTAGGCAATCGACTAGATTATCCAAATAATTCTAACGAAGTGAAGATTACGAATGATAGTCAGGCCTTGGTTAATCAAGTTAAGGCGTATGGCAAAGAAAAGGACACCGGAACTGATAATGGTGCGGCTAGCTATTATTTTAATCCAATCACGGTGTCTGATAACGATTCAATTAAAAAATGGGGGCTGCACATTGGTGACGATATTTCAGACGATCGTTTTACGAGTGCAACATCAATGGAAACATATGCTAAATCACAATTGCATCCCAACCCTGCGCTAACAATTGAAGTAATTGCTAGCACGAATGTTAAACCAATTGCTGGTGAAGTGAGACGGCTTGAAATACGGCCTAAGTCATTTGTCACGAATGTTCAGGTCATGAGCTATACATGGTACCCATTTAATCCAAGTCAAGGGACTGACATTATTTTGAATAATACAGAGCAAACAATTTTGGACTATCAGCGTAGTATGACAACGAAAATTAATCAGGCAGTTAGTAACGTTAAAAATAAGACAAGCGTATTTGCACCGAATATTTTGCTTGGCGAGAAAGTGGGTGAGGTCGGTGGCAATTGATATTATTCCGCTGCTTTACCCAAATCAGCAACAATTTTATCCAGAAGTAGCACCGGAAGCGGTTACGGGGCTAGACAGCCATCTATCGGTTTGGGCGACTGCTAATGGCACACTAATCTATAACACGGTCAAAGATTTAATTGGCACAGTATCTGGCCAGCCGGGTGCGGACGGTAAGTCTGCTTATGAACTGGCCGTTGCTAATGGATTTAGCGGCACGGAAGCTGAGTGGCTTGCCAGTCTTAAAGGGCCTGCCGGAAAAGATGACGCTACAGGTGCTACAGGTCCTAAAGGCGATACTGGTATAGCAGGTATTACCCCTACTGACGATAGTGCTACTCTGTTAGATATTAATACAGATAAAGCACATTATTTTCCATCTGAAAAAGTTACTTTTCATGCTACTAGTGTGTCTGGTCATGGTCATTTAGTTGTTAAGTATTATAATCTAAATAACTTAATAACAACTAAAGATGTTTATTATGGAACATCTGAACTTAGCTGGTCTTGGTTTCTTCCCTCTACCGATAATGTTGGCTATTCTGTTGTTATTAATAATTACGTAGGAGAAAATAACGAAGCAAATTATAGATTTGCAATTAATGTAAGTAGTGACCCCTATAATTATCCTATTATGGGATTTCTTTCTAGGTATGATATGGATTATCCTCTTCAGCGGAAAGAAGTTTTAGATTATATGAAGCGTCTTCATATTAATCTAGTTCAATTTTATGACTGGGCTGATTTACATTCCTTACCATTACCAGTATCTAGTAACGGCGATAGTTTACAAGTTTCTAATACTTGGACTGATATTGGTAATCGTTTAACTAGGAAGAAAGTTATTGAGGACTATTGCAATTTGGCTAAAGAATATGCAATGAAGCCTTTAGCTTATATGGCAATGAATGGCTCTGATACTAACCAATTAATCCATGGATTATCTGCTGAAATGTTTTTATATGATGATAATTCTAAGAATTTGGACCATGTTTATAAAACTCTAGATAAGTCTAAAGGTTGGGGAAAATATAGTCTTTATAGTATGAATTGGATGAATGGCCCTTGGCAAGATTATATTGACAATCAAATGCAGATTGTTAGGAATAATATGCCATTTGAGGGTTGGCATATTGATATGTTTGGTGACCCTGGTAACAAGTATGAAAGCGATGGTAATCAAATTAGTAGTGCAACCTTAGCTGGCGGTATTCATTACTTTCTAGATAAGGCCGCGAATCTAGGTTGGGATACTGGTGTTAATTCTGTTGGTGAGTATGGGATTAATGACATAAAAACCGTTACTGCACTTAAATATCTTTATACAGAAGTTTGGGATAATCGTAAGACTTATGATGATATGTTTAGGCTTGTTCGAGGTCTTAAAGAATCCACTGATAGTAATAAAAATAAAAAGGGTGTAATCATACCCGCTTATATGAATTATGATTATGCTAAAAATAATAGCGGTAAAGACTTTAATATTGATGGAATTATTTTAGCAGATTTGGTTATTATGGCTAGTGGCGGTACTCATTTGGAGATGGGTGAACATATGCTATGTAACGAGTATTTCCCCAATTCTAACCTTAATTTACCAACACAATTAAGTTCAGACTATTTACCAAAGATTTATGATTTCTTTGCTGCCTTTAAGGAAATTATTAGTCTAGGTTATCAAGTTGACGGTCTGGCTGCTATTGATAACGGTAGTGTAGATTCTTTACAAAACGGTAATGTTTGTGGGATTAGTCATGGTAATGATAATAACTACCTGGGATTGAGCTTGATTAATCTTAAAACTGCTAATACTGATTGGCGAGATACTAACGCTACTTGTAGTGTTACCCCTGCTGAAAATATTAAAGTAACCCTTAAACTTGGAGTTACTAATCATGATTGGTGTTATTTTGACCTTGCACATTTAGAACCCCAGAAACTCAATGTTGGTGCTGATGGAATAGTTAATATTGCCAAATTACATTACTTTGGTTTTATTCTAGGTGTTCCTAAATCAGCGTAGAAGTGGATGTAACAGCACCAGCTAGTGGATCAATAACTAACTCGGCAGCCGCTTCTGGAGCAACTAGTTCTGCGGCCGAATAAATTATTAATAAAAAAAGAGGTGAGCTAATTGAGTCAAACAATAGAGCTGGCTGATTATCTCAAAGGTGACGGTAAGACGGATAATACGGCAGCCTTTAATCAACTAATGACTAACACTGACTCAGATGATAAGACGGTGATCCACGTAACCGCCGGCACGTACTGCTTCAACACCGTGATTTTGCACTCCAATTTGGAGTTTATCTTTGACGATAATGCCATTTTTAAATCCGCCGGTAACGTTGGCATCATCCACTACCCAAGCCCAAACAAAGGCTATGATGGCGGCACGCAGAACATCACGTGGCGCAACGCTACCTTTGCTGGCAGTGGCGATAACAGTAATCTGGATTGGCGATCAGCGTTATGTAACTCAATGTTACACGCCAAATACGTTATTTTTGACCATTGCCATTGGATTAAATCCCAGCAAATTGGTGGCCATTGTACCGACCTAGACGGTAGCAGTTATATTTTGTATTGGCATTGTGACTTTAACGGCTATGGCGCCAATACCTCTGACACAGGTGGCAATGGCAACACGACCTCTGAGGCAATCCAACCCGATTATGCTTATAAAGGTGGTATGAGTTACGCTTATCCGGCTGACGCCAACAGCTATGATAATCTGCCAACGTGTCACGTCGCTGTGCTAGGTTGCGCCTTTAATCCGATTACCAACGCCGATGGCAGCTTACAACGTTACGCTGCTAATCCGATTGGTCAGCACGATCAGATCAACCAAAGTGATCTGATCCACGACATCTATTTTATCGGTAATACGTTAACGGATAATTATCCGCAACCGGGTAACGGCCACGTAGCACCAATCCATTTGCCAAGTGAGACAGCCAATATTGTCATTGCTAATAATGTGATCAGCCGTATTAAAGCACCGGCCAGTGTTAATTTTGTCTGGCTTGGCGCCTGGGGAACGTCCGTAACCACTAATCAGGCGGTAGCAACTGGTCAGAGCGCAGTGATTTGCGGCAATCAATTTAATGGTTATAATCCAACTGGTAGTTATATCTCGATCACCGGACAAAACGGATTTAATAACGTTTTAGCCAGCAATAATCAAGTCCTAAATGGCAGTACCGGAAACTTTCTAGCCGTTAATAATGTGACTAACGCAATTTATCAAGCTAATGAAAGCGTGACTAAATTTACGCAAGTGGCACCGCAATTAACGATTCCACCAGCATGGTCAGCAACCAGTTTGCCGGCCTTTTTTAATGCTAACTTTTTGCTGGCACTATTAACATTGGATCAATTTAGTGATAGCTTTGTCGGCTTAATTGACACGGCTATTAGCCAGTATGTGCCTGACAGTCACTTTTTCGATTGGCTAATGACAGATCTAAATACGCAAGGATATCGGGCAGCTTACCAGCAAATCGCTTATATCCAGCAACGACTAAACGAGCTATTAAATCCGGCGCGGCAACTAGGCTTGGATATCAGTGTCACGCTCTGGCAACCAGAAACGCTGCTGCTTAATCATAGTTATTTAGCACACTTTAACCAAAACAGCACAGCAATTAATCAAGCGTTAAATACGCTTGCAACAATAAACGAGGGGTGATAAATAAATGGGAGCTATTGTAAAATTCGATTTGGATAAATCAGCAGTCGGGAACATGATTCGCTTAGAGGACTATTTCACCGGCCGCCAAGGCGATGACAACAGCTATTTGCGCATGCAGTTATATGATAGTTTTTCGCCGGCCATTCCGCACGTTTTTAAAGATGGACAAAGTATGTATTTTGGCGCTAATACGGCCGATGGTGAAAACCCGATCGTAGCCTTTGGGACAATTAATATTGTTAATTCCAGTTTAGGTATCGTTGATTTCAGCTTTCCTAACGGCGCTTTTAATACTGTTGGTGATTTTAATTGCTATTTTTGTATCACTGATGGTCAAGGCACACGGCTAACAACTAATGATTGCACCTTCAGGGTGACAGAAGATTATGTCGACGCATATATTAACATGACGCCATATAGCAGCCAATTATCAAAATGGGAGGCAGAACTGGCCAGTACTTACAGCAAAGCGTCCTCAGACTTAGCAACATTATTAAGTGAGATCGCAGCCAGCAAAGTTGCCTTGTTGCCCGGTAATAATATTTTCACGGGTAGTAATGCATTTTCAACGGCAATCACATCACCGGACGTCACAACGAGTAAAGGCGAAGTGTCGGCGCTATTCGACGCCGTAGGCCGCGGAAACGTGCAGTTCTTAACGCCTAATTTTACGCCAAACGATCCGACAAAGATTGTCTATTCACCACACATGGCGGTGCTTAATGATTTAACGGATGATGGGCACGGCCTAGCCTTACTCAACATGGGCTTAGTATACACCAATGATGTTGGCCAACCAAAGGGTACCGCTTTTACCTTGGGCACATTTGATTCATCCCTGCCAATTTCTGGTTCTGTGACGCAGACGGCACCACATACGGTACTACTAGCATCTGGCCAAATGGGGCGCATCGATATCCACAGCAACCGGCAACTAATTCTAAGCTCTGCTTGGACTAGGATTTCACCGGGCGCGACCATTGATATTAACGTGATGTACGGCTTTTAAGGGGGTCGATGACAATTAAACTATTAAATAATTTTGATGACAACGGCCGGGCGACACTATTTACGCAAGAAGTCGCGGACGATTACCAATTAAGCGATGCAGAAAAGGCTAACTGGACGGACGTTGCTTGGGTTAACCCGGTTAACGGCGGCTGGATGTATTTCGATCAGGCCAAGCAGGCGTGGTCCGAGCAGCAAGAACCGGCTAATCCAACGTCGGATCAACAGCAAATGGCGCAAGTCTTGTTGACCATGGCCAATAATATAACGGCACAAGATAAAATTAACGCACAATTATTATTAGCGACGGCAACAAGTCGACTAGGAGGTGCTTAGTAATGGGTGATTTAGTCAAGCAGTATTATCAACTCGGCCTTTATACAGAGGACAATTTAAAAGTGTTCGTTCAAGCGGCTTACATTACCGCCGCAGATTTTAAATCGTTAACGGGTAATGATTACTCAGTGACGCCTTCATAGGCGTTTTTTATTTTACGCAAAAAGGAAGAAGGCGGGTGAATGCAACTAATTAAGAAGCGACTCAGTAAGGAGTATTTTCATCTAGCCTACGGCGTATTTACGCTAATTGGTGGCATTTATGTATTTTTCCATTTGAATTATTTAGACAATCCGCAGATTACGCCACCGCCACCACTACCACATTTTGAACGTCTCGGCGCCGATTTTGTCGACGACTGGTGGTTCGCAAGCTTGCTAGTTTTGGCAGGCTTTTTTCTATTGCTGGGAGTTTTCCTAGGCCAACGTAAATGGCGTGATATCGGTGTTGTGATCGCAGCACCACTTTACGGCGCGATGGCATTTGCTTTCGCGTGGCGGGGGTTGCTAGATCAACGTTTTAATTTAACTTGGGTGTCAATGAGCCTGGCGTTTGTCTTGCTTATTTGTACGGCGATGCGAGGTGATCGACGGCATGACTGATTTGGTAACAAAAAACTTTATCGCTTTACTAGGTGCCATGGCCGGGTTGCTAAGTGCTGTTGGGGCAATTAGTCACGCCCACCGGAAAGATCGCTCTGACGCTAAGCGTGAGCAAGATGAGATGCAGCAATTTGTGATTAGGACTGTACGCGATCAGTACCGGGATTTACAAGGCTCATTTAATGAACTGCAAAAACAAAAGGACCAAATGGAGCGCGAGCTTGATCAAAAACTAGCCTTATTGACAAAAGAAAATAATCATCTCAAAAAGAGTAACGAATACTACAAGGCCGAAAATGCTCGTTTGGGCGCCGAAAACAAAAAGCTGAAAGCAAATGGATTAATTGGAGGATAAAAATTATGAATATTATTACTAATCTAAATTTAGCAACCGCCGCTGAGTTGGCAGTGATTGCCGCTGTATCAGGTCTTGCCACACAAGCACTCAAGAAAATCACCAATTTGCCTTGCTGGGTGTTGCCTTGGGCCAGTATCATTATTGGTGCGCTTGGCGGCCTAGTTGCGGTAGTTGTCACTCACGACACTAATTACGCTAGTGCTGCTTTAGCCGGAGCGTTAACTGGTGGTGCAACCAGTGGCCTATTTGACGGGGTTAGTGGGATTGCTACAACCGTAAAAGCCAACAGCGACGCCCAACAGGCAGTGGCTGATAAAAATGATAATTTGCAAAAAGAGGTTGATCAACTTAAAAACTTGGTCAACCTCTTACAATCTAGCAAGGATACTGCTTCAAGTGCGGCTAGTTCGGCAGCTTCCACGGCTCCAGCTCCGGAAGCAACAATAGACATCCCGCCCGTCAAGGAGGCAACCAGTAATGCAACACAAAATTAAAGCAGGGGCAGTCGCATTAGCGGCGGCTTTTTTAATTGCTCCGATAGTTTTATCCAATGCTCCAGCACAAGCTGCTAAGGGACAACAAGGGGTAGACTGGTCTAAATATCAGGGCAATAACGGTGTCTTTGGATCGCCACAGGATAAGTTTAGTATTAGCCAGATTGGCGGTTACGCCGGCGGGTTATATGATCAATCGACTTATAATACACAAGTCCAGTATTCGATTGCTCAAGGCAAACGGGCGCACACTTATATCTGGTGGCAAGGGATCACAGATAACGGCACAGCTAATACAGTGCTGAATTATTTCTTGCCAAAGGTACAAACACCTAAAGGGTCAATTGTCGCCCTAGACGTTGAATCAGGCTACCAGAACACGGCTGTGCTTGATAACGCACTTAATCGGATTAAGCAAGCTGGCTTTACACCGGTATTATATGGCTATAAAAACTTCCTGCAAAACAATATTAATCTGACTTATTTAGCAAGCAAGTACGCATTATGGTTGGCAGAATATCCTGATTATAATGTCACCAAGTCGCCTAATTACAATTACTTCCCAAGCGCTGATAACATTGGCATTTTCCAGTTTACGTCAACCTATAACGCTGGTGGTCTAGATGGTGATGTCGATTTAACTGGGATTACAGATAACGGCTATAAAGGCACTACGACTAGCTCAACTGGTGGCACTGCGGTTAAGCCAACTACGACAACACCAGCAATCGCCGCTGGGCAAGCTGCTAACAACACGGCAAAGTCGGATATCAAGATTGGCGACACGGTTAAGGTTAACTTTAGCGCTAACCGCTGGGCGACCGGCGAATCTATTCCATCTTGGGTCAAAGGGCAAAACTATAAGGTTGCTGAAGTTAGTGGCACTAAGCTGTTATTATCCGGCATCAACAGCTGGATTAATCGCAGTGACGTCGAAATCTTATCGGTAACTGGCGCATCAACTAGTACTGGATCTAGTTATATCGTGCAATCAGGTGACACGCTCAGCGGTATCGCAGCAACATACGGCACGACCGTATCAGCGTTAGCCAGCCTTAATAATATCAGCAATACTAATCTGATTAGCGTTGGGCAACGATTAACCGTTAAAGGTAACGCTTCAACGGCAAGTAACAACAACTATTACACTGTGCGTTCAGGCGACACCTTATCAGCTATTGCCGCAGCCCATGGCTTAAATACGGCTGTATTAGCCGCTTACAACGGGATCACTAACTACAATTATATTAGTGTTGGGCAGCGACTCAAGCTTACCGGCGGCGCAACAACGTCTAACCGTAGTTATATCGTTAAGTATGGCGACAGCTTATCCAGTATCGCTAATCGCTTAGGCACAACGGTGTCTGCCTTAGCTAGCCGCAACAATATTAGCAACACGAATTTAATTTGGACTGGGCAAAGCTTAGTCTATTAATATAGTAGGATAAATTAAAAAGCGCCACTTCCTTAATTGGAGGTGGCGTTATTTTTGTGCCTAAAAAAACAAAACATTTTAATTTATTTATATAAATAGTATTTACATTTTGTGTAAATGTGCTATACTTTATTTGTAAGTTAAGGAAGAGATAAACGAAAGGGAGTCATTAAAATGTTTAACAAAAAATCAATCTTATCAAGCGCTTGGATGGTAGCTCGCAGAGGACAGGTTCGTTTCGGCGGTTCGGTTGTTGCTTACTTAAGTGAAAGCTTAAAGATCGCTTGGTTTGCTGCCAAACACCAAAATGACTTCCGCTTCAACGGTTTCAAAACTTGGTTTACACCAAATGATTTAACAGGAGATGAATTTAACCTTGTCTGTGGCGGTTACGTTGACGTTAAAAAAGTTGCCGAAACTGCTAAAGCCGTTAAATTAGACTTTATCAGCTACTTAGGTTGGGACTTAAAAGTTTGGGCACCAAAAGCCGCGTTAGCTACTAAAGCTGACTTACAAGCAAAAGATAATCGTAAACAAAACGCCTTTGCTAAAATGGACGCCTTAAAGGCTTGGGCCAAGGATCACGGAGTTAAAGGCTTACGTAAATTTATGAAGAAAACCACTGTTATCCGTAAAATCAACGACTTAGGTTTAGTAGCCCCAGCCGAATTAATCTAGGAGGCCAAAATGACAGAACGAGAATTTCATCGAATGTTTGGCGCTTTATATTGGTATGCTTTAGTATTTCGCGGTGTGTCACCGGGCTGCATGCCAAACGGCGCAGCTGATAGTGATTTGAGTTTTGGTAGCAAAGGATACGGTGCGGTAGGATATAAGCAGCCGTTAAGCCAACAGCAAGTTTATAATTATGAGCTAAAATCACTAGGATTCACAACTTGGGAAAGACTAAAATAGCTCCGTAAACTATATTGACATTACACGTAAATAGTATATACTATAAGTATAGTAAAGATAAAGAAAAGGGGAAACAAATATGGATAGAAAAGTAAATCGCAAAACAGTAACCACCGTCGTAACTGAAATGGAAAAGTCAATTGATAATGAGGCTGTATTAATTAAAGCGGCGGCTAATAATGTTGGATATAATCATTTAACTCGCATTGAAACTGAATCAATTCTAACGCGCTTTGTGAGACTTCACCCAGAATTTGGTAAGTATCAGCTTAACGATCCTGAAAAGGCAGAATCAACTCAAAGCTTATTTACAACGGCATACGTAGCGTTAAATGGTCAAGCCGGGGCGGTGCTGTTAAATGCCGGAAAATGAACTAATAATTTATACGGATGGATCATATTTTCCAAAATCGCACTGTGGTGGCTTTGGCTATGTGATAACGGATACCAGACATACTTTTAGTAAGAAAGAATTTAGATGTGATTTCGGGCCCATGATAAGCGTCGCGTATTTTGAATTTATGGGTGTTCTTACGGCACTTCAGAATGTGCCTTCAACAAAGTTGAAAACTTTTGTTTATACTGATTCAAAAAATGTTTTGGGCTATTTAAAAATGGATCACGAAGCAATGATTGAAAACGCAAATAGTAAGCTGCGGCGTTATCATAGATTTCAGCGTGCCGTGTCTGCCGCAAAAAGACTGCAAAAGCATGTAGGCCGCTTTTCAGATATTGGATTTTATAAAACAAGATCGCATACCGGAGAAAATTTAGAAGTACACGATGAATTACAAGAATTTATAAAAAGAAGAATTGAGGAAATCGATAATGACAGAAAAGTTTAAGCATCCGTGGTGCGATGACTTAGGATCCGATATGGATAAGGCCAAAACAATTTTGGCAGATAAATCCGCAACAATCACTTTTATCGCTAATACAACTGGAATTAATCGGGTTAGCATTTCCAATTATCGTAATGGCGTCACTGATATTGAAAAAGTCAATTGGGCGACTATTTCAAAATTATCTCGAGCGTACGAGGCTGATTGGATTCAGAAACAAATTGGTAATCGGCAGACGGAGTTCGCTCAATTTATTAAGAATTTTACTGATAAAATAACTAAGTATGCGAATCAGGTTGAAAAAGAAGACATCGCTATGGGTGATACAATTGATCTGTTAAATGACATGACAACCAGCGATATAATCCAATTAATCGAATTATATAAAAACTATATTGATGAAGATTAATAAAGCATCGACAATTAATTTTGCCGGTGCTTTTTGCGATAAATTTTATATTATGTATTTAATCCGCCCAGGATTTTAAAATGGGTAACTTTGGGTAACTTTTTAATTGCATAGCCTGTAAATACTGATATAATAGCAATCTAAGCAAGCTACAAAAAAGCGATACGTTTTTTTGTTGTCTTTTTACGTAATGCGCCATTTAGTTTATACTTAAAAGTAAATTTAAAAAAGGAAGTTCATGTTATGACGAATCATATTGCACTTTATGAACCACTGATGCCAGCTAATACAGGGAATATTGCCCGAACCTGTGCGGCAACGGATACCCACCTTCATTTAATTGAGCCGCTGGGCTTTTCAACGGATGATAAGCATATGAAGCGTGCTGGTCTAGATTATTGGAACAAGGTTGATATTACTTATCATGAAAGTCTGGATGCTTTTATGGCATCTTTACCCGCAAACGCTAAGCTATATTTAATTAGTAAATTTTCAGATAAAGTTTATTCTGACGTTGACTATACAGATACGCAATTAGATCATTATTTTCTGTTTGGAAAGGAAACAACTGGTTTGCCAGAACCCTTTATGCGGGAAAATCCGGAAAAAGCATTACGGATTCCGATGACTAACAAAGTACGGGCGCTAAATTTATCAAATACGGCTGCCATCATTATTTATGAAGCTTTACGCCAACAAAATTTTGCCGGTTTAGAGCGGAGCCATACTTATGAACACGACAAATTAAAATAA